TAACTAAAGAAGTAAATTCTTATCCTCTTAAAAGTGCAGAACAATCATTTTGGGATTTTATATCAAAGCATGAACAAGCCAGACAAGATTGGCATAACAAAGCAAAAAATAATGAAGATAATAAAGAGGGCGATCAAACTTAGTTACGATAGATTTAAACCCAATCCTTATCAACGAAGATATCATTTTGCTATTGCTTTTGATGTAAATAAGCCAATTGCTATTGCACAAAATAATCCAATAAAAATAAACCATAAGGCTTACAAAATAGGACAAAGATTTAATATCTCACAATATAAGGAATATCCATACTCTCATGCTGAATCTCATCTTGTATCTAAATTACTTGATACATATAATACCATTCGTTCTGATTGGTCACTTGTTGTACTCCGTATTAATAGACAGGGCAAAATACTACTAAGTAAACCTTGCGATAATTGTCAAAGAATTTTAGATTCTGTAGGATTAAAAAAAGTATATTGGAGCATAGATAGAAATACTTTTGCATTTAACAATAAGATTATTTCTTTAAGGAATATTTATGAGTAAAATATTAGTCACTGGTGGAACTGGATTGCTAGGTAGTGCATTAAAACAATTTTTACATGATGCTATTTTTGTATCATCAGTAGACTGTAATCTTTATGATTTTGACGATACATTTAGAATGTTAAAACAATACAAGCCCAATACTGTTATTCATTTAGCGGCAGAGGTCGGTGGTTTGTTTAAGAACATGAACGACAATGAGGGTATGCTAAACAGAAACCTTATTATGAACACAAACATAATAAAATCATGCTTATATGAGAATGTAACAAAATTTATTGGCTGTTTATCTACTTGTATATTTCCTGCTACAGTTCAGTATCCAATCACAGAGGATATGCTACATGATGGAGAACCGCATGAATCAAACTATGGATATGCTTATGCAAAAAGAATGATGGAGGTTCAATGTAGATCAATTAGAGATCAATATGGATACTCATATAACTGCATCATCCCTACTAATATTTATGGCACACATGATAATTATAGCCTTAAAGATGGTCATGTAATACCTTCATTAATTCATAAAGCATATTTAGCTAAAAAAAATGATACCGATTTCTCTGTTGCTGGAAGCGGAAAACCATTAAGACAATTTATATACGCTAAAGATTTATCAAATATTATATCAAAATTAATTGTTTTGGAATCATTGAAAAGCCCTATAATTATAGCAGATAAAATAGAATATAGTATTTATGAAGTATCATATATGATATCTGAATATTTTGGTATTTCTGATCGTCTTGTGTTTGATACCAATTTATCAGATGGTCAATATAAAAAAACAGCAGATAATTCACGTCTTATTGAGACTATAGGTGATTTTACTTTTACGCCATTAAAACAGGGTCTTAAAGAAACTATAGATTGGTTTGTTGAAAATTACGACAAAGCCAGAAAATAATTGAAGTAATGTCTTGACAAACGCCGATACTAGTGATATACTAGAGGAAATCAATCTTTCACAGGAGACTAAATGATGCCGAAGGGCAAGAAAACTTGCGACAATTGCGGAACCATGACAGGCCCAAGGGCATATATGTGTTCTAATTGCAATACTCCTTTTACTTTTGCTGTTCAAAGCAAGGAAAGGAAAAATACTAGAGTTATTCGTAACTTTGATTGGCGTGAACTAGAAACCGGAGACAAGATTAAAACTAGTGGAGGCCCATATTATGTTAAGGGTGGAGAATTTATCCCTATGGGTTATAGAGGTAGATTTACCGTAGTAAGTTTAGATGATAATGGTATTGTTGCCTATAGCGATAAGGGTGGATATTGCCATATCTATATGGGTAAAGATATTCAATGCCCAGAAACAAAGGTATGGAAAACAAAACATAAGTTGGCTAAACTAAAGCCTAAAACTCCAAAGATTAAGGTGTAAAATATAATAATCTATTTTCATTGGAGATATTATGCCCCCTAAAAAACACAAAGATAAAGACAGCGTAAGGACTATTGAAACGCCAAGTGCTTTTGGCAGTCATTCTAGTATGCTGGTAGATATTGATGAAATTGCAAAAAATCATAATGTTCCATCAGATAAGGTTATATGTCAAGACGAAAGAGGATATTATGTAACCTATAAAAATAGGATTGATAATGGTCTGGCTGACCCTTGCAGATATGCTTGTCCATTATGCAGGTTTAGTAACTTAAACATTGTCTTTGCTAGTTGGGATATCGTCAAAAAATAACTAAAGACTTGACAACCAACTGCCGATAGATTATACTAATACAGTACGGGTTTGGTTTTTTGTGGCGAATCAGACCCTTTGGTTTTAGGATGCCACGCTTTAAAAGGGTTTATTTTATGGCAACTTCGACTATGACGAAGCAGGATCGTGTGGTTAACTATCTTACCAAGGGACGAACCTTGAGTCAGGATAGTGCTTATAGTATGTTTGAAGTAGGTAATCTTCGGGCTACTATTAGCGACGTTAAGCCGATGCTTCATACGAAGGGTTTTGATGTTGTGCGTACAACTGGCAGGCACGGCGAAACTCGCTATGGTGTTACTCGTCGCCAGACTAGACGACGATAATTTAAATGGTCTTAGACTAATAATCTAAGGCCAAAAGCCCACATAGTATAATGGTTATTACAGTTGATTTGTAATCATCGGATGGGGGTTCGATTCCCTCTGCGGGCTTTACGGGGTGGTGTAACGGTAGCACAAAGGATTTTGGTTCCTTTTGTCGGGGTTCAAATCCCTGCCCCGTAGTTTTGCCCTGTAGTTCAACGGTAGAACAAGCGGCTGTTAACCGCTGGGTTATAGGTTCAAATCCTATCGGGGCAGTTAGACTAAAGGAAACACTTGACAGTTGACGATAAGTATGTTAGAATGAGATAACAACACGGGGCGTTCATCTAATGGTCAAAGATGCTACTCTTATAAGGTAGTCAAGAAAGTTCGATTCTTTCACGCCCTACTTATGCCCTCATAACTCAATTGGTTAGAGTAGCGGTCTTTTAAACCGTAAGTTCTAGGTTCGAGTCCTAGTGGGGGTACTGTTAATGTTCGATAGTTTATAACTAGGAGTTTTTAAATGAGTGATTTTGAGTGGGAATATTTAGATCATTCAGAACACACTGATGATACAGAAGATACTTTTATTAATGATGAAAATGAATATCTTTATGATAGTCATAATAATCTAACAGAATGGCACTGTTATTACTCAGATATCGCTCCAGAAGAAATTGAATATTAATGCAAGAATTAATCAACAGAAGAACAGAAAACGGACAATGGATGCAGGGTTGTGAACACACAACATCTCTTCTCAACAAAAAGGTTAGAAATAAAGTAATATTCGATGCAATAGAATCTCTAATTAAAATAGAAAAACAGTTCGATACTATTGCTTGTTGTGGTACAAGCGGATTGCTGGTTGTTCCTCAAATCTCAGAAATTCTCAAGAAAAATATTCTGGTTGTCAGGAAAAGAAATGAGCAAAGATATTCTCCTTTTGCTTATGAAGGGGCAGTTCCAGAAAACTATATTATTGTTGATGATTTAATTTGTAGCGGCAAAACTGTAAAGCATATCATTAAGACTATTAACGAAGATTGTACTAGAGCAAAATGCTTAGGTGTTTATGTCTTTTTTAAAGATAAGTGCGCATACAAAGCAGACAATTCTTTGTGCAAAAAAGATCTAGGGATAGAATACTTATGAAAATTAACAATGATCCTAAATTAGATTTTGATGACGTATTACTGGTTCCGCAAAGAAGCAGGGCAGCATCAAGAAAAGAAGTGGAATTAAATAGAAATTTTTCTTTCTATCATTCTAATAGGGTGTGGAAAGGGATTCCTATTTTTGCTGCAAATATGGATACTACTGGTACTGTTGATATATCTAATACTTTAATGAGATATCAAATGCCAACCTGTCTTCATAAGCACTATTCAAAAGAACAATATCCAGACCTTATCTGGAATCAAGACCTTCAATGGTTTAGTATGGGTATTAAACAGGATGATCTTGACAAACTCACCTATTGCTGTAAAACAAATCATAGGATTCCTAATATTTGCATTGATGTTGCCAATGGATATACAGACGATTTTGTAAATTTTTGTGCTAAAGTTAGAAAAGAACTTGGAGATGAACCAGTTATTATGGCTGGTAATGTATGTACTCCAGAAATGGTTCAAGAAATTATTCTGCATGGTGGCGTAGACATTGTTAAAGTAGGAATTGGCCCCGGTAGTGCTTGTACCACCAGATTAAAAACAGGTTGTGGCTACCCACAATTATCTGCCATTATTGAATGTAGTCATGCTGCTCATGGATTAAAAAGTGGTAAAGGTAAATTAGGGCTGGTTTGTGCTGATGGCGGTTGTAGAACTCCATCAGATATTTGCAAGGCTTTTGCTGCGGGTGCAGATTTTGTTATGCTTGGCGGGATGCTTGCTGGTACAGAAGAATGTGAGGGTGAGTGGCAGTACGAATATAAGTGTTCTGTCAGAAATAAAGATGGTTCAGAATGGTGGCAAAGTAGTGACCCCGGTTATCCAACTGACAAAAGAAAAGTTTCATTAAAATTTTATGGTATGTCATCTCATAATGCTCAGAATAAATATGGTGGTGTAAAAGATTATAGAGCAAGTGAAGGGAGGACTAAAACTATTCCCTACAAAGGTAGTGCTTCTGTTGTTGTTGAAGATATTCTTGGTGGATTAAGAAGTGCATGTGCCTATATTGGATCAACTTGTTTAAAAGATATGAATAAGTGTGCAGAATTTAATGTAGTAAATAGAACTCATTTTGATCAGAGTTTATAGGGGGCGTAAAGGTTTCGACAGGTAAATAGAAGTGTAGATTGCATCGACTGGTTGATCTAAAGGCCAGTTTAAAAATAGATCAAAGTTTCAATTGCCGATACTTCTGTATTAGCACTCGCTGCTTAGTGAGAGGGGTTGCATAAACCTTTTTACCCAATTATGCTGACTCCGATAATCGGATAGGGTTGTCCTACCTAAATTAAGAAGGTCGATGAGCGTAAGCGTTCTGACATTTGGAAAGACAAATAGTTTTGTCTATAGTATTAATAACAATAGACTAACGATGTAGAAGTTTATATGTAATTTATACTGGACAGGGGTTCGACTCCCCTCGCCTCCACTTTTGCCGGAATGGTGTATCTAATCTAAAGAAAGGTTGGGTGCATTATGTTAATAAAAAAATCTGTTGAGCATTTAGATCAAAATAATATGGGTTATTGGGAGCATTTGCGATTTGCTTCCTCTCATGGTATTAGGTGTATCAAAGCGGGCGTTCTTTTAATCCTTCATTCTATCATCCCCGCTTTGTTCCCTAAAACTGGATCAATACTAGTAAATAAATTAAACAAAGATTTTACTGAACATAATGATTGGTTAATGTTAAAAGCTAAAATGGAAGTCTTTAAAAATATATACAAATCAAATGAGTGAAAAAACACAAATAAAAATTCTACAACTAGAGTTAAGAAAACAAGAAGTTATTGCACAAAATCTCGAAAAGAAAATAGGTAGATACGAAAAGGCAAACAGTATCGTTAAGAATACTATTGCTCAACAGGAAATTGATGATATAAAAACAGAACTAGAAACAGCAAGACTACAAAAAGCAATTTTGTCATCAAAAATAGAATTGCTCAAAGACTAAAGATTCCCCTTGACAGCCGCCGATAGATAGGATATACTTGGGGAAACACAGGAGGACTACAATGAGTTTTGAGTATGTTTGGGGAATGGTGCGTGATCTTCGGGCTACCAGTAGCACAATTGACAAGCAAGGCATTATAGAAGATTATTGCAATCATGGTAGTGAGGCAGCAGAATTTACCAAAAGCATTTTGCTCTATACTTATCATCCGTTGTGGCAATATAATGTCACCAGCGACAATATCAAGAAAAAGAAATCTCTGTGCGGAGAAAGATACGATACGATTTTTGATCTGCTCAACGCATTAAAAAATAGAGATATTACTGGTCACGATGCTATTGGTGCAGTCAATACTTTTATTGACAGTTATCCAGATTATGAAGAACTCATCTTGTGCATCATAGATAAAGACCTAAAGACTAGGGCTGGAGACAAAATAATAAACAAGGCTATTCCAAACCATATTCCAGAGTTTAGTGTAGCCTTGGCAGATAAATATGAACCTAAACTTGTAGACTGGAAAGATGAATGGTATGTATCTCGTAAACTTGATGGCGTTAGATGCTTGTGTGTTGTTGATAATAGTGGTAATCCTACTTTCTATTCCAGAACAGGCAAAGAATTTTATACCCTTGGCGTTGTTGCCGATGGTATTACCAGTCTTTGTTTATCTGGTGTTGTATTTGATGGGGAGTTGTGCCTGCTAGATGAAGATGGTAATGAAGATTTTCAAGGCATAATGAAACAACTTAAAAAGAAAGACCATACAATACCCAATCCCTCATATAAAATCTTTGATGTAATGTCTCTGGATGATTTTAATAACAAGAAGGGTACGACTCCGTTATCTAAAAGATTGAGTCATCTTGAAAGATATATGCAGAACAATGAGTGTCCTTGTTTAACTATTCTAGAACAAGAACACATTCTAGATGATGACCATTTTCAAGAATGGGTACATAAAGCAGACTCTAATGGTTGGGAAGGCGTTATGCTGCGTAAGAACGCTCCATATAAAGGAAAGAGGTCGAAAGACCTTTTGAAAGTAAAAACCTTTCACGATGCAGAATACGAGGTCTTGGACGTAGAAATGGGGCCGTTTAGATATGTGAAGGATGGTGCAGAATGTGAGGAGGATATGTTGAGTTGTGTTTATATCTCCCACAAAGATCACCTTGTCAGAGTAGGTAGTGGATTTACTATAGAAGAAAGACAGAATTTTTACAAAGATAAGACTAGGATATTGGGTAAGGTAATTCAAGTACAGTATTTTGAAGAGACTAAAAACCAAGATGGCGGCATTAGTCTTAGATTTCCAACCTTTAAATATTTATATGGAGATGCCCGAACTGTATGAGGACAACATTAATACTAGCGGGAATATACAATATAGTTTGGGGATTTTTTGCTATATTTTTTACTGAACTTAGTTTTAGCATGGTTGGAATGAAGCAACCATTATATCCTGAGTTTTGGCAATGTATAGGTATGATAGTTGGTGTATATGGCATAGGATACCTTATAGCATCATCTGATCCAATCAAACATTGGCCTATCACATTAGTTGGATTAATAGGAAAGATACTTGGGCCTATAGGTTTTGCTGGAGCAATAATACAAGATAAATTGCCTATAGAGTTTGGATGGAATATTATAACCAATGATATAGTTTGGTGGATACCATTTTCTTGCATTCTATGTAAAGCATACAAGAAGTGAATAAAATTATTAAATATTCTGTAAAAGATTATCCCTTTATAGATTTAATACAAAAGCTATTTAATAGTCAAAATTTATCTGAATTACATACTCAAGATGATACAAATTATCCTATTTTTGAAGTATCAAAAGATTCTAGTACTGTTTTTCATAAAATATTTTATGATCAAATGCGAAGCGGGTGGGATGCATTTATAGAGACTTATAAGAATTTTATTGCTAATATT